ATTGACTTCAGGATTCCGCAGAAGGAAAAGGCTAAACTTGCGGTCAAGTTCCTGAAGAGAGCAGAAGAGATTCTGAAGCGTGAGGGAATTCAATACGATCAGAAGGTAGTAGCACAACTAGTCGGAAAGTACTTCCCGGACTTCCGGCGTACTCTGAACGAGTTGCAGCGGTATTCTGCTTGCGGCAAGATTGATGTGGGCATTCTCAATTCCATTGCCGATGTTCAGATCAAGGAATTGGTAAAGTGCATGAAGGGTCGGGACTTTGCCGGGGTGCGGAAGTGGGTGGTTGAGAACTTGGACAATGATTCTACCCGGATATTTCGTGCAGTCTACGATGGACTGTATGAGAACTTGGAGGGTGGTTCCATTCCTCAAGCCATTCTCATCCTTGCTGACTATCAGTACAAGGCAGCGTTCGTTGCTGATCAAGAGATAAATACGATGGCGGCTCTAACCGAAATCATGGCACAGGTAAAGTTCAAATGATAGATTTCGATGTATTGCTATACATCATGTTTGCTTTGTTCTATGGCATCTACATCGGTAGACGCCATGAAAGGAAGAAGCTTACTGACTTCATAGAGAACATGGAACCTGAACAGGATCCTAAGTTCTCGAGGTATGAGAAGCTTACCATAGAAGCACACGACCAACAATACTTTGCTTATGGAGAGCGGGACTTGTACCTCGCACACCATAGCAGCGTTGAAGGGTTGGTAGACATGCTATGCGATAGGTACAAGAACACCCACTTCACGATCGTCTCCGCAGATGATAGTATCATGCAACAGCTGCAAGATCTAGCGAAGAAGAACAAGGAAGCAAACATATGAGTCCATTTGACTTCTTAAACTCTATCAACGAGACGAAGGAAGACCTGTTTGCCAAAGACCCTCTGAACAAGAAAGACTATGCTCCCTACATGGTCAACAGAGGGTTGAGTTACTTTCCCGACACCATCATGCTCGCGAACGAGATGAACTTCCATCGTGACATCCCGATCGAGTGGCAGTATGACTTCTTGTTAAGCGCGGTCTCGAGGCGCAAGAGGTTCTCCAAGTGGGCAAAGAGGGAGAAGATGACTGAGGCCCTAAAAGCAGTCATGAAGGAGTATGATTACTCCGAAGCTAAAGCTGAAGATGTTATAAATATACTTGACGAAAAGCAGGTGAATGTTCTCGTCGAGAAACACTCCTTCGGAGGAAGATAACATATCGGCATATCATGACGATAATTATAAGAAAAGGGTGAAGTATAATGGAATTGATCTACTTCGATTGGTCACCAAATGAGATGCTAGAGGTGACACTACCAGAGCCAGACAACTTCTTGAAAGTCAAAGAGACATTGACACGGATAGGGGTAGCATCAAAGAAAGACAAGACTTTGTACCAGTCATGTCACATCTTACACAAGCAGGGTAAATACTTCATAGTGCATTTTAAGGAACTTTTTGCCTTAGATGGTAAAGAAGCCAACATCACCATGAATGACGTCGGTCGTCGCAACACGATCGCAAAGCTTTTAGAAGATTGGGGTCTTCTAAATATCGTTCCAGGGATGCGTACACATTCTCAGGAACAGGTAACTATGTCACAGATAAAGATAGTCTCATTCGCAGAGAAGAAAGACTGGAATTTAGTGGCAAAGTATAACATAGGTAAGAAACCAGGTAAAGGAGTGAACTAAATCATGTTCGAGTTCAAATTTTCTCTCAATGAAACAAACTTGATCCTCGCCGCTCTTGGCAAAGCACCGTATGAAACGGTTGCTAACTTGATCGGCAACATCAGGGCACAAGCAGAACCGCAACTAGGTCGGGTGCAAGCTGAGACTGAAGCAGCAAAAGCTGCTGAAGAGCAAGCAAACTGATATAAATAGTATCAGATCCCTTCGGGATGGGACCAGCAGTCCGAGGTAAAGGCTGGTTATGAATTCCTCGGGCCAACGCCTTATGGGTTGGCTGTATAAACTTAACTCGCTTAATAAGGAGAAACTTATGACATATCATAATCTTATGCCCTTGGCATTGAAAGACTTCGACAAATTCTTTGTTGGATTCGATGAGCAGTTCAACCGTATGGTTAAGATCCGAGAGGATCTTAGCAAAGTACCAAACTACCCACCATACAACATCAAACGTACCGCAGAAGATAAGTATGTGGTCGAGATGGCTGTTGCGGGTTTCAACCAGACTGACATCAGCATTGAGGTAGCAGATGGCCACCTCATCGTGGTCGGAAAGGCTGAAGCTACTACTTCAGAAGATGCATACTTGTTTAAGGGGATCTCTAACAGGTCCTTCACACGTACGCTCACGCTCGGTGAACACATCGAGGTTAAGAACGCAGAGATGTCTAACGGCATGCTCACGATCTTCCTTGAGCGTGTCATCCCCGAACACAAGAAACCAAAGAAGATCGCTATCACAAACTTAAATGAACCTCAACTATTGAATGAATGATGAAATGGAGTTATGATGACTATAGCCGTTTTGAAGTTAGCTACGAGTGAAGAGATTATATGCACCATCGATGAAGATTTAGATCTTCAAGCAGATTCGATCGTTGTTTCTGACCCAGCTATGATAATCATGCAGCCTAACAGTGATGGACGAGTATCTATCGGTCTGGCTCCATATTGTCCATACGCTAAGAAGAAGAGGATCACCATCATGCGCAGCGGTATCGTTGCAACCATGGAGGTGGAAGGTGAGATGGAGAATGAGTATAGGCGAATCTTTGGATCAGGCATAGTCGTTGCAAATTCCAGCAAAATCGCACTGTGATACACAAAAATGGTGGATAGGATATAATACATCCTGTCCGCCATTTCTATCTTCATCATGAAATTTTACACAAACGTAAGTAGGTTCGGCAACAACCTTCTCGTGCGTGGATACCAAGATGGTAAGCGTATCAAACGCAAGGTTAAGTTTAGCCCAACACTATTCGTACCATCGACAAAAGAAAGCAAGTACAAGACTCTTGACGGACTTGAGGTAAGTCCTGTTGAGTTTGATACCATGCGTGACGCTAAGGAGTTCCTCGAGAAGTACGAGGACGTCGAGAACTTTCGTGTGTATGGTAACTCCAACTACATCGCCCAGTATATCGCAGCAGAGTATCCAGGCGTAATCAAGTTTGACAAGGCACGGATACGGATCGCTGACCTCGACATCGAGGTTGCATCAGACGACGGGTTCCCAGAGCCAGAACAAGCAGAACACGAGATCATAGCTATCACGCTATACGATAGCATCTGTGACATCTACTTTGTGTGGGGTCTCGGAGAGTACGACGTAGAGATGCGTGACGAGAAGATCAAGACATGCAACGTTAAATACACCCGTTGCAAAGATGAGACGGCGTTGCTCAAGCTATTCATGATGTATTGGTGCGATGAATTCACAGCGCCTGACGTCGTGACAGGTTGGAACATCAGGGCGTTTGACATCCCATACTTGGTCAATCGAATGAACAGGTTGTTTGGTGAAGATGCTGTAAAGGCTCTATCGCCGTGGGGATCAGTACAAGATAAGATGATCTCTATGCGTAAAGGTCAAGTACAGATCTACGACATCATGGGCGTGGCGCAGATCGACTACATGGATCTGTTCATGAAGTTCGGCTACTCGTTTGGTCCTCAAGAATCGTACTCGTTGAACCACATCGCTAACGTCGTCCTTGGTGAAGAGAAGCTTTCGTACGAAGAGTATGGTAGCCTACATACCCTATACAAAGAGAACCATCAAAAGTTCATCGACTATAACATACGAGATGTAAACCTTGTCGAACAGATGGAAGACAAGATCGGCTTGTTGATGCTATGCTTCACCATGGCATACAAAGCAGGTGTCAACTTCTCTGACACGTTTGGCACAGTTGGTATATGGGATACACTCATCTATCGATACCTCTTAGAACAAGACATCGTGGTGCCGCCTAACAAAGAAAGCTTCAAATCCGACTATGAAGGCGGTTACGTAAAGGAGCCACAGTGCGGTGTGCATGATTGGGTCGCATCGTTCGACGTAAACTCTCTGTATCCAAACATCATCGTTCAATGGAACATGTCACCCGAGACCATCTTACGCGGTCAGGTTGAACCAAACATGTCGGTCGATAGGTGTCTAGCAGAGTTTAAGAACCCTCATCCAAACATGTCGATGGCAGCAAGCGGTCAATACTTTGACAACTCAAAGCAAGGCTTCATGCCTAAGATCATCGAAGCGATGTACGACGAGCGCGTACAGATCAAGAAGAAGATGATCGACGCTAAGAAAGCTCTTGAGAAAGCAGATAAGACGAACAAGTCTGAGGTGTATGCCATCGAGCGAGACATCGCAACGTATGACAACCAGCAGATGACGGTAAAGATCCTTCTAAACTCTCTTTACGGTGCGTTAGGTAATAAGTACTTCCGTTACTTCACGATGGAGATCGCAGAAGGTATCACACTCACTGGTCAGTTCATCATCAAGTGGGCAGAGAAGAACGTCAACGCATACCTCAACAACATACTTAAGACGCATGATGACTACGTGATCGCTATCGACACTGATTCAGTGTATGTCACGTTTGGTAAGTTAGTAGAACACGTGATGAAGGATAAACCTAAGGACAAGGTCGTCGACTTTCTCGATAAGGTGTGTGCTAAGGTAGAAACCGATGTGCTTGATACCGCCTTCACAGAGTTGTTTGAGAACACTGGAGCATTCAAGAAACGGATCTCGATGAAGCGAGAAGGTATCGCGGATCGTGGTATCTGGGTAGCCAAGAAACGATACATCCTTAACGTATGGGATAACGAAGGCGTTAGGTATAAGACTCCTAAGTTAAAGATGATGGGCATCGAAGCCATCAAGTCTTCGACTCCTGCTCCAT